AAATCTTACAAATTTATCTTCTAAAAAATCCGGATCTCCATTAAATTTAGGGTTATAGTTTGGATTTGTTGTTAAACCAGGAAAATTTTCATTATATGTGCCACCAGGGTTCATTGGTGTGCTAGCATCTTCCATGCTTGTTACCCAATAACTTGGAGACGTAAGAGCTGTTAATGTATTTTGGTTAAAATAAATCGTGGTACCAGCAGGTATATCTACTGTTGTTGTTGCTAAAGGTGTACCAGCAGATAAATTAGATCTATCTATTAATGTTATTTGATTACCGTTTGCAAAACTTTGTAAAACAGTATCAGCTGGTATACCAGGTACTACTACTCCGGCTGAATCTACAGCTGTTATAGTAGCTCCAATTAATGTTTTATCTACATCTAATTCTTTAGCTAATCCTAATCTATTGTCAGCTTGTAATAATATTGTGCTACTACCAGTTGTTGTTATTCCATCAGTTAAAGCAGATCCTCCGTTTGGTAAAAATGCATTATCTCTTTTATGATACAACTGTATAGGTTGAAAAGGTGCATATGTGGCTACAGATATTTGATCTTCTGTTGTATAATAATTAGGAGTAGTAGCTCTATCTATATTAATTCTACGAGGTTGATTTCTATTATCTGTCCAAAATAAAATACCTTCTAGTAAATTAACAGATAATATAGGAAAGTTTTTAGAAAAATTTAAAAAAGCTCCTGTAAGTAATAAGTTTGTTTCGTTACTTGCAACATTATGTACATATATATAATTGTTTGCAGTAGTAGAATAATTAGTTGATTGAAAGTTATAATTTGTAGAAGATCTTTCATCATAATCAGTTAAAAATATGTATATATTATCATTAACTTCATCTGTATATAAACCAATAGTTGTAAGATCACAATTACAACCACTTATAGTTTTAAAATCTACAACAAGTTTATTACCTAAAACATTTTCTAACGCTCCAACGTCGGCACCTTCTGATTTACTTACCTGTATATTAATTCCTTCACGATACTCACCATTTGGTAAAAGCCTGGCATCCAGGTCTTTATTCATTTTGGATTTAATAAAAGCATTTTTTACTTCTGCCATTTAATTTAGAATTTAAGCCATTTAGATTTACCTCTCATAATCTGAACAAACTCATTAGATTTTAAATTAGATAATCTTATTTTTGCGTTTCTTAGTTTTGCACTTTTTTCTTGTTTAAGTCTTCTTATTATATATTCAGGTTGATTTATTCTGCTTGCTAAAATAGCATGACTTAAATAAGCATAAACAGCTTCTTCAGCTAATTTAGGTACTCGCATATCTTCTTCATATGCTAAACCATCTGATATATATTCTAATACTATAATTTTATCTTTTAAATCACTAGAAAAAGCAAACGTACCATTACGATCATTAATTGTAAAAGTACCATAAAACCAATTACCATACCAACCATATAATCCATCAGCTACAAGTCTACCTGTTATATCATCTCTTATTTCTTGTAATATTTCAGTATTTTGTTCTTTATATCTTTTTTCTGTTATAGATGTACCAGTTAAGTTTTGTCCCTCATTATCTTGTGTTGCTATACCTTGAGCATCTTGTATAGGTTTAGTATAAGGATTAGTAGTTAAAGTTGTTGGATAAATAATATGTGTTATACCTATATCATCAACCCATGATAAATTTACGTAATTAACATAATCTTGTGGTATTGGCACATTTAAACTAGGAGGTATAGTTAATTCTTGAGATTTTATACTTCTTAATGTATCATAGCTAAACTCTTGTAAAGCTCTTTTAGTGTGAAATATTACATCAGTTCTTTTTACACTAGGTATAAGTTTACCAGCACCTACATATGCAACTAAAAAATTATTAACTAAGTCTTGTACTTTAATATATGAATAGCTATTATAATTATGTTGTGTTGTTTTACCAAAAGCATCTCTATTACCATATTCACCACCTGTTTCTGTTAACAATTGTACAACAACAAAAGTACCAGCTGCTTGAGCAGGCAATGTAAATACATTGTCTAATACAGTATAGGTTGTAGTATATTCTGTAAATGTACCAGGATTACCATTAGCACTAGTATATATTCTAAAATTATTTTTATTATAATCTTCAGATGTAGGATCTGAACTACCAAAAGTAATTTTTGTATTAAATGTAGTGGTAAATGTTGTTTGATCTGTTGTAGCAATGAACATTTGAGCACCTGCATAATATTGCGAATTAGACTCAGTAATTAAACCGCCATTTGGTTGCGCCATAATTTATATTTTTTCGTTTTGTTCATTAATAGCAACTTGTTGAGCTGCATCTTGTACTATTTGTGGATCTCTAATTATTACACCTGCATATTTTAATATTTGTAATATAAGGTTTGTTTGCTCTGATATATGTAAATCAAAATCAACAGAACCTGTTGGCATTGTGTTGGCATCATAAGGATTTGAATTATATAAATATTGTCCTAATGTACCAACAGTAAAGCCCCAAATTGGACTTACAGGTTTTCTAACATATTCTACTTGTATGTCACCAGCTGTAACTATTGTATCTGGTTTAACATATAGTTTAAAGTTTTCAAATAAATATATTGGAAAAGTTGTTGAGGGTTTTGTAAGAAGAGATTTGTTTACTTGATAGAACTCTGCTCTATCAACACGTTGTATTTCAGTTTGGTTTTTATATAAAACCGTACCTAATCTATAAAATATTACTTCTTGGCCATATGCATCTAAACCTGGAAGTGTCCAGTAAGAAAGTGTTTTACCTGTACTAGATGGTGTAATTGATGTAAAAGCAGCATCACCAAAAGTTTTAAATATAGCTAATTTTTCATCAAGATTTTTAACTCTATCAGCATAATCAGTATCAGTTTGTGGAACTCTTATTTGCTGATTCATATCTTCAAAATATTTTTCAAATATTTCTAATTGCACTTGAGTTCCTAGACTATTAAACTCAGAAGGAGTTATATAACCTCTTTGTTCTTTATTTAATATAAGTAAAACAGTTTGATATACCGTGTTTACGTTTATAGCCATGTGTATTTTTTATTATAATAAAGGAGGCGCTTGGCCTCCCTTATTAGTATTACATATTAAGAAAGTTTTTTCTCTATAGACTTAAAGATTTCTAATCCTTCATCAGTCTTAAAGAATTGAGCCATTGCAGAATATGGATGTTCATCAAACGGTACTGTCATTAATTTTTTACCATTTGAAGCCCACATAAATGTTCTTTGATCAGAACTTAGTTTTATTATTCCAGCTTCTGTAGCTTTTATTGCAAAGTTTCGTAATTGTACATTTTCATCATTTGCAAGATCTAAGAATAGTTTTGCATTTTTCTTAGCAAATACAAGTAAATCTCTTTTTATTTCCTTAGAACTCATCTCTGATACCTTAGAACCTAATTCTACTCTTAATATTGCTTCAGCTTGATCAATGTCTATATTTCTAGCCATATTTAAAGCATCTATTTCAAGTTCTAAATCTAAAAGCTCGTCTTGTGCAATTACAACTTCATCTAATTCTTTATATCTTTTATCTTTTAATGGATGATATAAAGATAATATTTTTTGTAAAGCTTGATTTTGTTTTTTTACATATAATGATCCATCTCTAAATACTATATGTCCTAAAGTTGCTTCACCTTTTTGTTCGTCTTTAAACGGAGAGTTTTGATTTGTTGCATATCTTATTTCTCTCTGTTCTTGTGTTTTTTCATCGTACCACAAAAGAGGATGTCTTGTTGTGTGTTTAGATGGTATTTTATATGTTAATGGACTATTAGGCCCAGTTAATATATATGTTCTATCTTTTATTTCCCAGCTTGGTGCTGAAATTGTTTTTTCTTTTTTTGCCATGATATGATATAATTAAATAATTAATGTAAAGACAAGGGCACCATTAAGATGCCCTATCTTTACTAAAAAAATTAAACTCCTTTGAATAATACAAAGTTGTTTGCAGCTTGAGTTACTAAACATCTTTCTGATAGGAAGTTGACTTCCATAGCATCAAGATTAGAAGTGTAAGCACCTCCTGCTGAACCAGTTAACCAAGACTTCATTCGTCTGTCTTCTGTTTGAGAAGCTCTATATCTGACGTGTAAGAATGGTCTTCTAATATTTGTACCTAAAATTTGATCGTATACAGTTGATGTACCTGCTGGTATTAAAACTCCTTCAATAGACTGAGTACCATCAACAGCACCTCTTGTAGAAGCATCATTTAAGTATTTCCAGTCAGTTTTGTAGAAGTCATATGAACCTCTTCTAAAACCACTAAAACCTAAGTTTAAAGCCATTTCTTCTGAGTTTTCAAATAAACCGTAAGCAGTACCACCACCTTGACCAATAGATATGTTTGATAACATATTGTCAAATTCTAGTGCAGTTGATCTTTGTAAGAACAACATATTTTCTTCAATAGCACCTTGAGTGTCTAAGTTTTTAAGTATTGCATCAAAGTCATCTAGACCAGAAGCTCCAGAAAAACCTACTTCAACATTACCTCTTGCAGATATAGCTGCAAAAAGACCTTCAGTACCTTTAAAACCTGAAGCAGCAGCGTTGTTTCCAGCGGCCGCAGCAGCGATCTCACCTTCAACACATACCATTTCTAGGTAATCTTCAAATCTTAATCTTGTTTCAGATTCAGCTTTTAAGTACCATAAATAACCTGTAGTACCATCTTCAGTAGTTACTTCAACCCAACCAATTTGAGCCATATCAGAACCATTTATTGTATAAACATTTCTAATTATAATTGGTGAATTGTTGTACTGTTGAAAAGAAGGTGTAATAGTTACTTGTGGTTGAACAGTATTATTTAAGTTGTTAAGACCAGCGCCTGCATTAGATGTAGAAGCACCTTTAACAAATTCTGAACCATAAACAAATATTTTTACTGACGTACCTAAGCCACTAAGATCTGTAGTTAAATAAGGAGCAACAGTCACTGCACCTGTAGTAGTGTTAGATGCTGTTACAACACATTTAGCTTCATTACCAGCATCGTCTAAAACTACAATAGTTTGTCCGGGAGATATTACATTTCTTGTAACACCTGGAGCTGTAGCAGCTGGTACTGTAATTATAGATGGGTTAGCCTGGTCGTTAACACAATTATCATATGCTATATGTAGTCTGTTTTGCTCTGACCAAACAACTTGATCTGAAGTCAGAGGCATTTCAGCACCTACCATACGTAAAAAACCAGAAAGAGTTCTGTTTCCATATCTTTCTACTTCTTGTTCGTATATTTCAGGTAGATATTGCTGAGCAAAATCATTATTACCATCTGTAAAAGATAGGTAATTGCTGGCTAATAGCTGCTGATTAGGAGCAGGAAC